CCCGCCTGACACCCGACTGGAAACACATTCTGGGTGTCAAAGATCAAGGCGGCGGAGGAATACAACGCCAAACCAAGATTACCAAAGACACGTTCTTTGGTCTCCATCTTGCGCGTTAACTCACGCCTAACCAGCTTTCTGATGCCAGTTGCCTTCGGCTTGCGCCGTGGCGCCGCATACGCGCGACGCGCAGGCTTGCGCCTGTAAACACGTTTTACCTTGTAATAAGCCATATTTTGTGGTATTATGTTACAAAATATGAACATTAACCCTTTACATTAGATAACGGGTAGGTTGGTTAAGCGCCTCCTCCATAAGCGCATCCTCCACGGGGTCGGACACTGGAACAACGACGTCGAAATCGACGACCGTAACACGGCGCTTGATGGCAGCAACAGTGACTTCGTCCTGCCAAATCTCATGCGGGTGGTAGTTGGATGTGACCACGATCTTACGCGGTCTAATCAAGGAGTAACCTCCTTTAACTTGCGCCTGGAACGCATAGCGATCTAGCCAACGCTTCATGTCACCGCCCTGCTTGACCTGAAACTTATCGAAGTCGTCAATGATAACGACCTCCTCGTTGACGTAGCCGTCCCACCAGGCACTGGTGGGATCCTTAATGTAAGCGCCAGGGTCGTCAGCACGCGCCTTGCGCGACTTACCAGTGCCTGGGCGGCCAACATACCACAAATGTTCACTATCGCCATCCATGGTGTCAAGCTTACGCTTGCCGACCGCGGTACGCTGTACCGCGTACTCTATAGCCTTCAAGTGACGGCACTTGATATCCGCCGGAACGTCGTCCAAACGACCCTGCTCCACAGCCTCGTATGCAGCCTTCCATCTGTCAGCTTCTTTTTCCCCTTTTTCGCGCGGCAAAAGGGGTCTGGCGCCTTTTTCGAAGACGTCGCCGTCCTTCTCACAGTACTCAGAAGCTTGCTTTGGCGTCCCGCGAGCCACTTCCCAGTGGGCACGCGCTGACAGCTTCTTCATTGCTGTTAGTGTCTTGGCATTCGCCAAGTGCACATATCCTTGCAGGTGCGGTGTGCCTGATTGTCCTACTTCTTTGCCGAAGATGAGGTACAGGCAATCCCACAACTTCACGGCCGCCGTCTCGTCCGCCGTGTAGTTGTTCAAAGTGAACACGAAGTTTCTACTCCTCGCCATGCTCGTCGCAGATACACGTGTGTTACACACACGTCTCTAGGTGAGTGCAACAAGTTGCACTTACACACTAGGTCTAGGGTAATACTGGACCTAGACCGTCGTGTGCGAAATTGGCTTCGCCAATTTCGATGTCACTGGTTTGGTGGTTTTGCAACCAAAACAGTGAAATGCCGCGATTTACGCGTCCTGGTACCACATCTTGCACTGGAACTGCAGCGCCGCGGGGCTCTGCGTGGCAGCGATCTGGGCGCCATTAGCAGATGACACAACAAACATGGCATACAGCTGCCGCGTCGACGCGTTCAGCGTATTGTCCTGATAACGCTGCATTTTAACGAAATGCTTGGTAATGTCCATGTTAAAGTTGCAATTCGACTTAAAGTCGTTATTGGCGAAGTTACCCGTGCCGCCGGTGCCGGCACTCTGTAAGTTCGAAGACTGGTAACCCAGCTTGAACATCTTAGTCGCCACAACACTGTAGCGATCGGTATTCACCGGCGCCCACATATCCACCAAATCATTGTGAAAACCCTGAACAGAGTTATTCACGTCAATGAAGTCGGCAGCCGTCGCAGGCGACGGGATAGTGGTAGGATATTGCTTGTCGTAGAACAAGAACATCTTAACCTGCACGGGTGTTGGGGTTGGGTTGGTGGTGGCGTTGTACGGCTGAGGAACCAACGCACCAGAAAACATCACCTTCTTGACGGTGACTCTATTGCCAACACGTTGGCCTTGGCCGGTACCTTGAGCAAGCTCAAAGGCGCCCGCCTGACACCCGACTGGAAACACATTCTGGGTGTCAAAGATCAAGGCGGCGGAGGAATACAACGCCAAACCAAGATTACCAAAGACACGTTCTTTGGTCTCCATCTTGCGCGTTAACT